TCACGACTTTTCTTTAATATTTCTTGTTCAGATTCTGATATATGGGATTTACTCTGTGTCAATGGATTTGCCATTTATATTTTCCTTTTCAATTTTATTTAATTTACTCATAAATTTTACCCACTCTGCAATTTTAGCAATCTTAATTTCTTTAGGAGCATATTTACAATCTGTTGCATTTTCTGCTTCCTCTATAAATTTTTTAAATGTTTCTTTGCTATCTTCATATTCTCCTGCAGAAACCTTTTTAATATATGCATCTTCAATATCCATTATCTCATCATACATTTCAATATCAGGTTTATCATATATATTTACTACATCAAAATATTCTGCAGTATATGGATAACCATTTATTTCCACATAATGAGAGATTGGTGCTTCCACTTCTTTTGATAAACCATCTGTAGGTATATCAGGATTTTTAGGTTCAGCATCTTGAGATACTGCTTGTTCTTTTGCAGAACTAACCTCATTTGCTTCTCTGAAAGCACCATCACTCATTATTTTACTTCCTCTGGTAAGTTTTCGTAGATAGGAGAATCTTTTGCAACTGCATCTTCAATAGGAACTACTGGATCTGGTCTTTGATATTTCTGTCCGTCTTTACCAATATATTCATTTGGTTTAGTTAAAACTTCTTCTATCTCTTTTTCTATTTCTTCTTCTATAGATTCTTCAATTATTTCTTTCTTCTTTTTAGCCATAATTTTCCTTTTAGAACAAATGTGGGTTAGAATTAAAAAGTTTTATATATCTTTTCAATTCTTCCTCAGATAGATTTTCTGGGTTATTCCTAACCTCAACATATTTTCTATCTCTTTCTATTTGTTCTTGTATTAACTTTTTACGATAATCTTCTAAACTATAATCTTTAGTTTGACTATATAGTTTGTCAATTAACTTCCTTCCATTTTTACTGGATATATAACCTCTTTTTATATCTTCTTCTATTTTTACTATATCGTAATCTCTTGTTGTCATAGTTTACCCTTAGGGGGGAATATTACATCCCCCCTAAACGAATCAATGTTATGACTGATCCGTAGCACCATGTTTGATCTCAATGATCCAATCTGATACTAAGGGTACTGGTACGAAGGACATTCCCCAACCTACAGTACTGAACCTATCTACTGGGTTATCAGTAGAGTTAGGTCCTGGAGTTTTGACATAAATCTTCTTCTCATCACCTTCAAGATCTGTGACACCAAATGCTTCAGCACCATGAATAAATGAGTGCATTATATCTGCACCTGATGCACCAGCATTAGTTGTTTCTTTCCAGTTAGTTGTTTCCAAGAATCTAACTCCATAGAGTCTTCCTAACTCACCTTTATACAATTCTGTCGTATCTTTGTATGTGTGAGCGTTAACCCATGTAGAATCTCCCATCAAATCGTATGAGGAATAAGGTGCTATTTTACCTATAAAGTAGCCATCCTTATATCTAAGTGCCTTGTTAACCTTCAATGTTCTTACGGCTTTTCTTATTTCAGATGCTTTTAGAGTATCTGTAACAGAAACTGCAGTTAGTGCTTTACCAGCAGCTATCTGATCTGTATTTGAAGCAGCAAGACCTTTTTCTCTTACCATTTGATCTCTTGATTCTCCTGCGTTCTGTGCCATAACCTCAACAGCATTTTTCATCTTAGGATCTATAGCAGTAAGTTTTAACAGTTTTGATATTGATGTATAAGAACCAAACTCAGAAACTGTACCACTTACATTAGTAGCCGAAAGATTAACAGCAGAAGGGTTAGAACCTTCTGTTATCTGAGTTGTTATGATTGGAAGCGGAGAATATCTTTGGAAGTAAACAATCTTACCTTCACCAGAAGGCAAAGGTCGTACTTGCGCACCTTCCTCATGTATTAACCAATGTTTTGCAGTTGAAATGAACAACTTATCGTAATAAGTTTGCATCAACTGACTTAGTGTACTTGTTGTACTCGCCATGTTTTTTCACCCCGATTCTTAACGAGGTACAATCTTTTCAAGTTCTTCTAATGTCATGTCTTTAGGATCTTTATTAACCCTTTTGACACCTGCTCTGTCTGGTCGTAAAGCACTATTTGAATCCAATTCAATGATTTCTTCTGCTGACATAGACTTTGCTTTTTTCTCACTCTGATTTTTTAATCTCATGATTCTATCAACAAATGGTTTTAACTTTAAACTTGGATTTGCTTTAGAAGCGTCCTCATATAAAGTAACTATCTCATGTGTTAAATCTGGATCAAACTCTTTAGAACCTTTCTTTAGTTCAGGATATTCCTGCTCTAAATCATTTATGTCCTGGTTTAATCTTTCTATAACAGCTTGTCTATATCCAAAGGTTCTTAATGCTTTTTCAACTGCTCTTTGTTCAGCAAGTTGTAAGTCTTTAAGATAATCCCCTGTATAGGGAATAGTATCTGTTTCTCCCCTAATTTCTTCAATCACTTCTTCTGTAGAAGGATCTAATCTTTTAGGAGCTAACCTTTGTCTAAGATCATTTATTTCTTTTTCAAGTTCTTCCGCCTTCTTTGCCTTATTAGCAAGTTCTTGAATTCTTTTTTGACCTCGTTCTGACTTAACTAAATTACTATCTTCATCTTCAGAAGGTAATTTTTCTTCACCCTCCTCTGATTCTTGATCTGTCTCAACAGATTCAGTTTCGTCAAGAATTGGACTTTCTTCAACAATTTCTTGATCAACAAGTTCCTCTGATTGAGGATTTGGAGTTTCTTCTGCCATATATTTTTCTCCTTATATAATTTGTTACAACCCACTCATTTTGCAGTATAGGAACAGGATGCTTTCCTATCCAGTTAATAACTGGTAGCGGTAGCCAGTACGAATGTTAGGAGTAATATCCAAGTCAAACGAAAGGTCTGGCTACCAATATCAGTTATCAACTACTTTGATTGTATAACTGGTTTACCATTTTCGTCAATACCAACTAATTTTTTATCAATACCTATATATATTCCGTAGTCTAACTTAGAACCTGTATTTATTATATAAGGTCCTTTTTGTACCCACTTTCCTTCTAAAGAAAGATCAAATTTTTCAATATCTTCTAACTTTTTCCATGAACTTTTATCGTGTTCAGTTATGTTTCTCTTTTTGGTTTTCATTATATATATCTCTTGACTGCTCTACTCTTTTTATTAAATCTTCAATTTCACCTGCAACAATATCTGCAACTAAAAATCTCAATCCCAATTCACTCAAATCTCTACCAGCAGCATCATAATCTCTCATTGACATAAGTTTATCTATTTTACTTTTAGCTAAATCCTTAAAATCTTGCCAACCATCAAGTTCTGTTAACATAGCAAAATTAGCATCTCTTTTATCAATAGTAGGTTTTTCATCACTTTTATTCCTGACTTCCATTATAAACTTCATAAAGTCTGGGCTTTTAGGTTCTATTATGTCTGATTTTTTATCTAATACTTTCATATTTATATATTAGAAATAGGTTGTGGTTGTTGTGGTTGTCTCGGTTGATATCTTGGTTCTCCTTGAATAGGTTGCTGTGGTTGTTGTGGTTGCTGTGGTTCTTCACCACCTAATTCAGATAAAAATGTATTAACTTCGTTAGCTAAATCTTTAATCTTTGTTGTAGGTTGATTTTCAATATCATCTGCATCAAGAATAATTTTATCCCAATCTTCTACACCAGAACCAACTATTATTCTCTTAAACATTTCTGCTACATCAAGTTTTTTACCACTTGCTTCAAATGCTTTTAATATAGGTGAAACTAATTGACCAGATTGTGGCTCAATTTGCGCTCCAGATAATACTTGTCTTAATAACATTGATAAGTTTTCAATTTCTGATATTTCATCTTTTCTACTCATAGAACCGCTATCTATATCATAGATATATTTACCCTCTATTTAACTCTTATTTATTGTTAATTTACCAGATTGACCATCTTCAAATATCTCTACTAAATCAGGAAAATCAGTAATAATTTCGTCTATTTCAGAACCAAATAAACTAATAACCAATGCTGATGGCATTTTAGTTGCTTCTAAGTTAATAAATCTATTCATTATCTGCGTTACTGTGTATTCTAATTGTGTTCTTTCCATAGAATCTCTGGTATTTTCCCTTGATAATTGCATCCTTAATGCTTGTGGTGTTTTACCCATTGTTGCATCAGTACCAGATGATATATTTGTTTCAGAAGTACCTTGTGAGTTCTGTAAAGCTCTTAAAAGATATTGATATGAAGCAGTATATGTTTCCAATCCTCTTGGTGATACCATTGTTGGTTGTACATCTACATTAGGTCTATCAACAAACCACTTACTTCCTGGTCTCATTTTAATACTTGAAGGTGTAACACCATCTGTATTTATTTGTAGCGGTGGATATAAACTCATTTTAACACCATCAAAATATAAGTTAATCAAAGAATCTAACGATTTTTGTAGTGTTTCTGACCTTTCAAATTCACCTAATCCATAAAAGTCTTCTAATATAGGAAAATTATATTTAGAAACTATTGGTAACATGTGATTTTGATGTGGATTTTCAATAACTCTTATTATTTCACCATAATCAGGTAAAAATGTTATCCATCTATCTCTTTCATATCTTGTAATAACCTCAATATATGGATTTCTTGAAGATTCTGCATCATCTTGGTAATACTCTGAATATCTTGTTGATATTCTTTCACTTGATAATTGACTTCTTGATTTACCAATTATTCTATTATCTGCATCATTATCTAAAACTTTATCAATATTTTGCCATAATTCTGGATCAAGTGTTTTTAACCAAGATTTAGTTTTAATAGTTGATACCATAGCATAATCTGAATCCTCTAATGATACTGCTCCTACTTGTGGAAAGAAATCTCTTATACCTATTAACCACAAATCTGGTCCTACATAACCTCTTTTTTTATCTACTAACCAATCAACAAGTCCAAAACAACT